GCGAGGCGTTAACCCATGATTCACAACGAGGAGGAGTCTGCACACGGTCACTGCGGGGACAATGACCCGGACCAATTATCACGCGGGCCTGGCATAAATGCCACGCCTAAATGTCATAGATTATTCGACGCCACGAGCGTGCAGCGTGATCTTCAGCAGCCCGCGTGCGCGCTGGTAAACCTCGTAGACGCTCTCGTAGCGTTTCCAGCGCATCGGCCCGATGACGACGGCGTTGACGGCTGCGCGCTCAAGCGCCGGCAGCGAGTCGACTGCAGCGTCGACCGCGAGCGCCATGGTGTCGTCGAGCGTCGCGACCATCGAGTCAAAGTCGCCCGGCGGGCGCCAGCGGATGCCGGCGGCGGTCGACGGGTAGCCGAGTTCCGCGCGGTGATCGCTCTCACGCATCCAGTCGCGCCACGATTCAAGCAAGTAAGTCAACCGTTGGTCGTTCATTGCTCACCTTTTGCACTTGGCTGCGCCATGCGCGCACGACGCCGCCGTTGACGTCCACCCACACGACGCCGCTGACCGCTTTGATGACGCTCCCGTACACGACTGTCGGCACGTCGGTTGCGCGGGGCTTGCCAGGGCGCGCATAGCGCCGCACCAGCACGGCGTCACCGCGTTTCACCGCTGCGCCCCCGTCAGCCGGTCAATCAGCACCTCGAGCCGCAGCGAATCCGCCCGCGCCATCGACAGCCGCACGTCGTCTATCTCGCGCCGCAGCAGTGCGCGCAGCTCGTGATCCGGCGGGTCGATGTCATGACGGTCCGCGGTCAGCTCGCGGATGAGTCGCTCGAGGCGGTGGGCGATGGCATCGGTCATGTCAGTCCTGAGTCGGCCGCAGGTAGTCGACGATCAACTCGCGCGCCGCGTCCCAGCCGACGGCCACCTCGGCCCGATAGCCGTACTCGCGCAGCGACTCGATCCATTCGCGCTGTGCCTGCGTCACGCTGTGCCGCCCGGGGCGCTTTAGCTCGATTCGCAGCCCGTGCCAGCCGTTACGCGGCACGTCTAGCGCGATGTCGGGCACGCCCGCCCGCACGCCCTCGGCCTTGAGCCGCGCGGCTGTCCTGGGGCTGCGTAGGCCGCCGTTCGGCACGGCGTAGAGCATTCGCAGCTCGGGGTGCTGGCGGATCACGCGGTCGCGCCATGCAAACAGCGCCACCTGGTGCGCGTGCTCGTCTGCGCGCTGGTCCGCCATCACTGCACCCCCGCCACCGGCCGCGGCGACTGCTGCTCGCTCGGCACCGGCCGCCAGCCCGACGGCCACTGCCTGCCGTCCTGGTCGGTCAGCACGATCACGACGCCCACCATGCCGCCGGCCAGCGCTGCGACGATCGCCGCCTCCAGCATCCGCACGACTTGCTCGGTGTCGTGTGCGCTCATGTCTGCGCCTCCGTGGCCTTGCTCGCCGCGATGAGCGCGTATGCGCGTTGCCGAACGGCTTCCGTGTCTGCGTCCGAAAGACCGTCCGTCGCAGCGGCGAATGCGTCGCGCTGTTTTCGGCGCGGCGTTGTCGCGACGGCTCGTCCGCGACAGCACAGCGCAGCCGTGTAGACGGCGTGCAGCGGGTCGCGCTCGGCGCGCAAGCAGTCGGGGCAGAGTTCCATCGTCACTTGCGCCCGCCGCTGAACGTGTACTCACGCCCGTTCACGTCGCGCATCGGCTCGTGATATCGGCCTGTGACCCGGTCATAGCGCAGCGACACCAGGCCCACGCATCCGACCCGCTTCTTTCGGACCTTCTGGACGTGGATCTCGACGTCCTGAGTGTCCTCGGCGCGGTTGCGCCACACGCACACGATGTTGTCCGCCTTGTTGTTCCAGTGCGCCGAGCCAGCGATCTCATACGGCGTCGGAATCGGCTCCTTGTCGCTGCCGTCCTTGCGCCGCTGGAGCATCCGCGGGTGCGCGACGACCCACAGATGGATGTCGTGAGCGCGGGCGAAGCGGCGCAGCACCGACAACGTCTCAGATATGTACTTGGTCTCAGTCGTCGTCTCGCCGTAGTTGTGCTCGATCTCGTTCCAAGGGTCAAAAATGACGCCGTGGATGCCGCGGCGCAGGATCAACTGCCGGCACATTTCGATCAGCCGCTCGGGCGTCGGACTATCTGGCAAAAGCATCGTGAAATGCTGGTCGAGCCACGTCAGCGCGCGGTCGATGTCCTGCGGCGTCATCCGGTCAGTCGGGCCGTGGTCGAACGGTTTGCCGATGTATTTCTCCGCGAGCTTTTCCAAATGCTCGCGAACCGGCATGTTCTCGGCGCTGTACACCGCGAACCGCCACCCGTGCTTGAGCGCGAGATTGACCGCCAGCGCATCGAGCCACTCCGACTTACCGTGCCCCGGCACGCCCGTCACAAGCGTCCACTCGCCCGGCAGCACCGTGTAGTGCTCGTCCAGCTCCGCCCATCCCGTTGACAGCCCCGGCTTGCGGCCGTGGTTGTAGTCGTCCATCACCTCAGCGAGAAAGTCGACCGCCCGGTACGCGCCCTCGACCGGCAGCGGCTCCGCGTCGTCCACGCATGCGCGCAGGAAGTCCGCGCCGTACGTGACAAGCACGTCGTTCGCATCCTTGCACCCGTCAGGCCACGACACGACCAAGCAGTTCTCGCGGCCCAACCGTCGGATCAATTCCTCCTTCAGCCGCACGCCGGCCGCGTCACTGTCGACCGCGATGACGTGCGCCTTTACGCGCTCAAGTTCCGGGGCAGCCAGAAAGTCGAACTTTGATCCGTAGGACTTGCTATCTGGCGCGGGCGCTCCGTCGGGAACCGACACGCACGACACAAGGCCAGCAACCTCGACCGAGAGCTTGTCAATCTCGCCCTCGACCCACACCAGACGCTCGCCGATGTCGTTCAAGCCGTAGAGCACGCGCTCGCAGCCAGCCTCCATGCGAAACAACTTGTCGCGCGTGCGGGCTTTGATGTTCACCACCTCGCTGCCGCGCATGTACGGAAACAGCACGCAGGCGCGTTCTTCCTCAACCTGCGGGAAATACCGAATACCCTTGCCGATTTGGTTGCGCCGAAGAACCTGCTCGGTGATCCCGCGCTGTGCAAACCACTGCGCCAGGTCCGACGGCAGCGCATCCGACTGCGCGACGTAGTCGGGCCGCCGATAGGTTTGCTCGATGCGCGGCGCCTGCCACTGGCCCTGCTTCAGCCCGCCCGCCCAATCGCAGTGCCAGCAGTGCCACACGCCCTTGTCCAAGTTCACGTTCAGACACGGGTACGTGCGCTTCTTGCGCTTAGCCGAGCACTGCGGACAGACCGTCTTGACCTCGCCCGACGCCTTTCCGCGCGTGTCGATGCCGTAGTCGGCGAACGTCTTGGTCGTCAGCACAGCGTCACCCTCCGCGTCGTCTCGCGCTTCACCGCCTTAGACACGTAGCCCGCCGGGTCGGTCGTCTTTTGCGCCGCCAGCAGCACGCCAATCGCGCGCTCGTCGCCAATCGACTGCCGCACCTTGCCGATGAACGCCCTAGCGGCCCGCTCCGAATGCCCAGCACTCATCAGCACATCTACGCCCAGGTCGAAAAGTCTCTTCGTCGCGTCGGAAAGCGGCCCGTCCTCGACCTTCGGTTCCGGTGGCGTCTCGCCCGCCGAAGGCGGAATGTCTTTGTCTGGTGTCTGGTTAGGGTTTTTGTTCGGTTCCGTTTCGCTAACCGATTCGGTTTTCGGTTCGGTTTTCGGTTCGGTTTTCTTCCTTGAACCCTTCGGCCTGCCGCCGCGCTTTCCGATCTCGCGGTTCGTCTCCCGCTGCGCCGCGGCCTTCGCAATCTCCTGCGTAGCGCGGCTGTTCGTCCAACCGCCCGATTCCAGCGTCCAGAACCCCCTCAGTACGCACTCGACTGCGGCCCGCTCCTTCGCATCCATCGCGCCGACCAATCGGGCCACGGCAAGCGCGTCAGTCGGAAGCGGCTTCTCGGTCGCGTAGTAGTGATCAAGCATCGCCCGGTACGCGCCGCGCTCGGCCAACGACAGGTGCCCGGTGTCGCGCTGGAAGTCTCCGATGTAATGCTTGTAGAAGTTCACGCGGCGCGCCTCTGTCGAGCTTCCTCGGCCTCATACGCCGTCAGCCAGTCATCGGCCACCGGCTGGACCTTGTTCGACTTCGCGATGTTTTCGGCTGCGGCAAGCCACTGATACCTGGCGCGTCTCTTGTGAAACCGCTGCCACGACAGCGCCAGTTCGCGCGACAAAAACAAGTCCTGGAAACCGACCTTATTGCTGATGACAACAATCTCGCCGTGCTCAAGCCCGACGGCACGCAGCCAATCGGTCAAGATGGCGTCGAACGGCTCGATGTGGTCGCAGTGCATACCCGGCTCAAGCATCGGGTTGGCGACCTTCCAAGCGCCCATCTGCGCGCTAATCTCGCAGCGCGCCGCCTTGGTCGTGCGAGCGCGCTCGGTGCCGCGCCCGTCGAGCGCCGTGCGGTAGCTGATGTCGACCTCGGTGCCGTCGGCTCGTACTAGCCAAAACCCGGTCGACTTGTACATGCCCGAGACGCGGACCTCGACGTTGAGCACACCCGCGCCCTGCTTCTCGGCCCAATCCGGGTGACGCGGGAATATCTCGGTCAGCAAGAACACGTGGTCGTCCTCGCGCACAAGATGCGGCCCTTTGGCAAGAATCCCGCTGCAGCGCGCCTTCAGCGCGACCTTGCTCAATGCCGTCACGGCCGCCCCATCCGATACCGCGCGACATGCTTGCCCGTCGGCGTCTTAATCTTCTCGACCACGATGGGATGCCCCATCTGCCGCAGCTCGTGACACCTCGCAGCCAGCCGGAAAACCCCGAACCGCTCCAATGCCTCCAGCGGCGTCAGCGGCCCGCGCCGCAGCGCGTCCAGCACCATCTGCGTCTGCGTCATCGCTTCGCCTCCCGAATTAGCCGATAGCGGTAGACCACGCCGGCCGCCGTCTCCACGCGATCCGTCGCGATGTCGTGGCCTGCGTCGCGCAGGTCCGCAATTCGGGCTGTTGCGCGTGTCGCCTGGAACCGCTCGCATATCTCCGCTGCCGTCATCGGCCCGTCGCGCAGCGCCTCAAGGATCAACTCGCGCTGCGTGCGGCCGGACATCCGCGGCTGGCTGGCGCCCCGCTCTCGTGGGGCCACAACAGCAAATTCGCGGGCCTCTTCGCGATCGAGGCGAGTCCTGCGGATGCGCTCTGCCACCTCAGCCCGCGCCCGCGCGATCTCGCTTGCGTCGCGCTCCCCGCGCACGTGGCGCGTCGTGGGCAGCGAGGCCAGACGGCGGTGCGCGGCGGCCTGCTCGCGCGGCATGTGGCCGTGCGCGACGCGCCTGGAAAGGTCGACCCCGTCGCTCATCGCTCACCCGCCCGAGCTAGGCGGCACGCAAATCGACAACGGTGAGCCAGCGCCGCGCGTAGAGTCGACGCGACGCCAACACAACGAACAAGGCGGCCGGTCATGCGCACCTCGACCCGAGACCCGAGACCCGAGACCCGAGACCCGAGACCCGAGACCCGAGACCCGTTCGCTCGCTGCGCTCGCGTCACTGCCGGCCCCCGCATTAGTCAGCGGGGTACAGATCGGGGCGCAGCTCATGGCGCGACAGGCCGCTCACCCGCTCTACGCGCAACACATACTCGGCTGGGGTCGCGAACTTCCGTCCGTCGGCCCGCCAGCCCTGCACGAGTTGGTATGCGACCCCTAGTTCCGCCGAAAATTTCGTCAGGCCGCCGGCTTGCAATATGGCCTTCTCAAGCGCATCTGCTCCGACTGGCACAAGGTTCACGGAGGTTGAGTTCATGCGCACACCATACGCCAGATTTTCTAGCATTGCAAGAAAGTCCGGCAGTGCGCCACAAGAGGCCATTGCGTACCCTTGGCCGGTGGAGTCCATACACACGCGCATCAAAGCTCGACGGGCCGCCCTCAACCTCACGCAGCAGCAGCTCGCGGAGCGTGTCGGCGTGACTTACCAAACCGTCCAGCAATGGGAGACGGAGCCCGACCCGTCCAATCCGAAGGTGCTCTCGACCGCGCCGAAGCGCACGCGGCTGGCCCAGGTTGCCGCCGCCCTCGGCGTGACCGAGGAATGGCTGGTTACCGGCCGCGACGGTGACGGCAGGCCGCACGACCCAATTGCTAACCAGCTAGTCGGGATCTACGCGCAGCTACCCGAACACTTGCAGGAAGCGTTGATGCAGACCGCGAACGCGCTGCTAGTCGCCGCTGACCCGACCAAACGATCCGCGGCGAACCCGTATCCCGGCAAGGCACCGCCCGGCAAGATCAAAAAGCACTGACACAGCCGCAAGGCGCCACTCCGGCGCCTTTTTCTTGCGCTGCGCTGCAAGTTTCTCTTGCTTGTAAGAGTTTCTTGTGTCACCATCTTCCCCATGCCGCACTCACGCGGCGGGAGAAGCCGATGACCCAGGTTCTCGACTCGGTGCGCGTCACGCACCTGCCCACCGCCGGCCGCGGCGGGTTGCTGCTGGAGTTCAGCGGCGACGACCACGCGGCGGTGCAACACGCCGCTATCACTTACTGGTCCGGCTCGGACCCGTGGCTGCGCGGCGAGCGGCCCGTTGTCTCGCCGGCCACCGACGGCCGTTATTACGCCACCGTGCGGCTTTGGAGCGCCGAGTGAACGCGCCCGCAGAGGCATACGCGGAGGTCGGCCGCGCCGTAGCAAAGGCCGACTGGTGGGCGCAGCACTGGTCGGCTGTCGCCCGCGCCGACGGGCGGCTCTACGGCGCGGCGGAAGCCGTGCTGGCCGACCGTAACGACAGTGTCGCGTTCCGCGCGCTGCGTGACGCGCTCGACGCGCGCAACGCGCTTTGCGACGAGTTTGCGGCGTGGCTGCGGAGCCGGCCATGAACGCGCCTCGCTACCCAGGCGATCCCTTCGGGCGCCTGCCGCACCCGGTGCGCCCTGTGCGCGACCCGCTGCCGACCGAGCCCGCGCCGTTCATCACGCGCCGCGCCGGACCGGTGCTCGGCGGGCCGCTGTACCGGCCGGCAGCGCGCGAGCGGCGCGCGTGGACGCTGCTCGAGGTTGTCGGCGCAGCGGCGCTGTCGGGTACGTGGTTGTGGATGTTGTGGACGGTGCTGGGGTCGCTGTGATGGACGACCGGGCGGACGACTCGGACCGCTGGCACGCCGAGGTTGGCGTTCAAGCCGAGCAATGGACATCTAAGGAGAACCGCATGAAGTACGCCGATCTGCGCAAACTTGACGTGTCCAAGTACGTCGAGAAGAAGAACGGACTCAACTATATGTCGTGGGCGTGGGCCGCAGATCAGCTCATGCTGCACGACCCGAGCGCGACCTGGGAATACCGTTGGCATGACGGTTTGCCGTTCGTGCGCATCGGCGAGACCGCGATGGTGTTCTGCACCGTGACCGCGTTCGGCGTCGCGCGCACCGCGCAACTGCCGGTTATGGATCACCGCAACAAGGCGATCGCAAACCCCGACAGCTTTGCGGTGAACACCGCGATGCAGCGGTGCCTTGCCAAAGCCGTCGCGCTGCACGGCATCGGGCTGTACATCTACAACGGCGAGGATTTGCCGCCCGACACCAAGCCCGGCGACAACGTGCCGCAGGAGCGCCGCGAGGACATCGCCAAGCAGATCGACGGCGCGGCGGACGACGTGGCACTGCGCAAGGTGTTCAAGACGCTGACCGAGGACGAGCGCGCGGCGATGCTGGACGCGTTTACAGCCCGCGCTGCGGCGATCAAGGAGGCCGCGTGAGCAAGCAAGGCACCGCGCAATGGTTCGCCGACAGGACTGGATGCCTGACCGCGTCGCGCATGGCCGCGGCGATGTCCAAACTCAAATCCGGCGCGGACTCGGCGGAACGCAAGGCGCTGAAGATCGAAGTGCTGGCCGAGCGCCTAACCGGCGACGTAGTGCCGCACTACGTAACGCCAGCCATGCAGCACGGCATCGACACCGAGCCGGCCGCGAAAGCCGCGTACAGCGCCAACACGGGGCTGCTGATCGACGAGTGTGGCTTCATCCCGCACCCGACGATTCTGCACTACGGCTGTTCCCCGGACGGGCGCATCGGCGACACGCTGGGCATCGAAGTGAAGTGCCCGACGACCGCGAAGTACCTCTCGTGGCGGCTGGCCGGCGTCGTGCCCGACGAGCACAAGGCGCAGATGACCGCGCAATGTGTGTGTGCGGGGTTCGAGGCGGTCGAGTTCGTCGCGTTCGATCCGCGCTTGCCAAGGCACCTGCAACTGTTCGTCGTGCGATTCACGCCGACGCAGGAGGAGCGCGACGCGGTGGAAGCGGCTGCGCGCGAGTTCCTGGCGGAAGTTGAGCAGATGTTCAAGCAGCTCACGGAAACGGAGCCGGCGACATGAGACTGAGCGCGATGCAATTCCGCTGCGTGTCGCTGGTCGCACGCGGCCTGGAGGACAGCGAAATCGCCGCCGAGCTTGGTGTCGCGCGAGGCACCGTCAAGGCGCACCTGCAGCATGCGCGCGACCGGACTGGCGCCCGCAACCGCGTCGAGTTGGCGCTGATGTTCGTGCGCGGCGCGATCCAGCCGCCGGCGCTAAGGAAGGCGGCATGACGTTGCGATCAGCAGCGACCACCGCGCTCGCTGTCCTGCGCGAAATCCACGGGGACGGCATCGACGTGTCGGACGTGATCGCGGAGCTTGAACGCGCACTGCACGTGCCGCTGAAGCAGCGCTTGCCGCGAAACCGCTGGGGCTATCGCTTCGGAGAGCCGCTGAGGGTGACGAGCGGGAGGCTTGCCGGGCGGACTGCAGAGTACGTGCGAGCGTGCAGCTCGAATCAGGTGTACGTGCGGTTCAACGGCGGGCTGTTTGCGGTGCAGGCACGCATGGTGGAAAGGGTGGCATGAGCGACGACATCGTGCAACGCCTGCGCCAAGCCTACCACCTAGCCGACGTGGCGCCCGACCACATCCTGCGCCGCGCGTGCGATGAGCTTGAGCGGCTTCGCGCCGAGCTTGCGCAGCAGCGGTGCCCGTACATCCGCAGCAGCAGCGAGGGCACGCACTGGTGCGCGCTGGCGGCGCAGCCCGACCACCGCGAGGCAATGCGGATGGCGCTGGGGGGGTCGTGATCCTCACCCCCGCCGAGCTCGCCACGCTCACCGCTCGAGTGAAGCCTAGCGCGCAGCGGCGAGTGCTGGACGCGATCGGCGTACCCTATCGCGTGCGGCCGGACGGGTCGCTCGTGGTGTTTCGGAGGGATTTAGATGAACCGCCCGCGCAAAAAGGATCGGCACCTACCGGCGTGCATGTACCACAAGCACCACGCGTTCTACCTCGTCCGCCGCGGCGTGTGGCGCAGACTCGGGACCGAACTGCAGCCGGCACTGCGTGAATACGCGCGGCTGATCGCAGCGCCTGCCGCCGCCACGGCGCGCGGGATGCCGGCGCTGATCGATACGATGCTGCCGCGCGTGCTGAAAGACCGGCAGACCGGAAAGCCCAAAGCCGCCGAGACGCAGCGCCAATACCGCGCGTGCGCGGACATCTTGCGCGAGATGCTGAAACTGTTCGACCCGGCCGACCTGACGCCGCGCGACGTAAAGCAGCTTCGGCGCGACTTGCAGGACACACCGGGCGTCGCCAATCGCACGTTGACCGTGCTGAAGCTGATCCTGGCCGAAGCCGTAGAAGACGAGCTGCTTGAGACGAACGTCGCCGCTGACATCGACCGAATCCCGATGCCGCCACGCACGCGCAGGCTCACGACCGCCGAGTTCCAACGCATCCACGCGAACGCGGACGCGCTGCTGCGAGCGGTGATGCTGCTGTGCTACGCGACCGGGCAGCGCGTCATGGACGTAGCCCGCATCAAGTCGGCCGACATCAGCGACGAGGGCATCATGTTTCGGCAGCAAAAGACCGGCGCGGAACTGATGGTCGCGTGGACCACCGAACTACGCGACGCGGTCGCCGCAGCTCGCGCGCTAAAGCCTAACGCGCTGCGCCCGCCGTACCTGTTCGGGTTTAAGCCGCTCACGTACGCGGTGATCCGAAAACGCTGGGTGAAGGCGCTCGCCGCCTCGCGCGTCGAGGGCGCGACGATTCACGACATTCGCGCGATGGCCGCGACCGACGCCCGCGCGCAGGGCATCGACGCCCAAGCGCTGCTCGGGCACACCGACGCCAAGACGACCCGCATCTACCTGCGCGACCGGGTCGTGCCGATCGTCGCGGGGCCGGTGATGAAGCGGGGGAAAGCGGCGTGAAAACCATCGTTCATGTGAACCAGCACGTCATCCGCCGCAATGCCAAGACCGGCGAGCGCGAGCCGGTGCTGACGGTCAAGACGTACAAGGCGAACACCTACGCGCACGAGGTCGCCATCGACGGGCCGTGCCGCATCGTCTACAGCCCCGACCAGCCGCTGCCGTGCGGGGCGCGGGTGTGGATTGAGACGGAAGCTGGTGTTGCGGTAATCCCAAAGGATTAGTGTTCGCGCGTTTGCCTGTTGACGCGTTACCGGTAACGACGTACAGTTACTCCATCGACAACGCAACAGCAACGGAACACGAAATGAACACCAGCACCTTTCGCAGCGAGACGATCGAGCAAATCACCGTAACCGTCGAGGGATTCAAGGCCCGCGCGCTGCTGACCCGGTTTGCTGGCGAGCGTACGTGGGCCGTGCGCGGCGCGAACTTTGAGCGGTTCGATGTCGTCCTGCGCGACGGGGAGCGCGAGCGGTTCCTCAAGTCGACGGCAATGCGACTCGCCGAGCAGTTCATCCGCACCGGCCGCGAGTACCTTTAACCGCCACCCCTACCCCTGGAAACCTAGCATGTTCACCGAAACTCAAATCATCGAAGCCTGCACCGTGCGGGGCCGCGTCAGCAGCGCGGCTCTGATCGAATTTTTGAGAGCGAACGTGCCCGCGTCGTTCAGCGTCTTCACGAACGATTCCGAGCGCGACTCGAACGCCAAAAGGCCTCGCCAATGCGTCTCGGTATACCGCGTCGCGGGGCCGTTCAGAGTCGAAATGAAGATTGACTTTGCGGATCGTTACTACCGCATAAACGACCATGTCCGCGAAGTCGCTCGCTTACTTAACCGCATCAACAACTGCGCCGAAGCCCCGGCCACGGCGTCGTGACCGTCCCGAAACCCTCCCGCACCCGCGTCGCCGCCCTGCGCGAGCGGCGCGCGGCGGCCGGGCTGGTGCGCGTGGAAGTGTGGGTACGCCCCGAAGACGCAGAGCGCGTCAAGCGGTACGCGGCACGCCTGTCGAAGCAGCCAAAACCGGGCTGAGTTTTAGACATTTGGCCGGAAAGTTTTAGACAATCGCGGTTTTTCCCGGCGTTTTTCGCTATATCAGGTACTCGGTCATTCGTTGCCCAAACGCCCGGAAACCCTCATGGATAGCCGCTCTCCGCGTTTTGCTGTCCAATACGCTGCACA